GTCGTGGCATCCGCCGCATCCGCCGCATCCGTCGTGGCATCCGTCGTGGCATCCGTCGTGGCATCCGCCGCATCCGCCGCATCCGTCGTGGCATCCGTCGTGGCATCCGCCGCATCCGCCGCATCCGTCGTGGCATCCGTCGTGGCATCCGTCGTGGCATCCGTCGTGGCATCCGCCGCATCGGTCGTGGCATCCGTGACAAATGCATAGGGCTGTATACTATTGGCCACCATTGTGACATGCAACATTTCAAGTTCCGGGTTCTCGCCTAATGTCAGAAAACACCAGTCATCCATCACTGTTTCTTGGTGCTACTATTAAACCAGACAAAAACAAACTCTTACACAGTCAACAATTGTTTTGTTACTTGTTCCCTATTAAGTTTTTCAATTTCACTTTCGTTTGCCGAGTCCCTGTAGTGTTTTTTCCACCAGTTGGCCAAATCCGTCACCGCCTGCAAATCTTCATCCGTGGTAGAAGATGTCTCCGCGCTCTGCTGTACAACCGCAAGGTTTTCCTCGATATCGTCAACAATGCTTTTGGGTGCGCACGTGTTTTCAATCACGACACAGTTGTCATTGCTCGCGCATGCATCCATGTGCGCGGCGTGCTCTTCTCGTTCCCCGTTCACGATCTGGGGGCTGCACGACTGAGCTAGCTTGTAGTACTCGTTCGCTTTTATGGCCAGTTCACGCTCACTTAACTCTTTATAGCTGGGCATCGTCTTCATAATTTTTTTCAACTCGGCAATGTCTTCTTCTATCTGTTGCTGTGCTATCTCCTTTGCTCGTAACGCGTGCAGTTCGTCTAGTCTTTCAAGTCGTTTTTTTTCTTCGTTTTTCGCGCGTGCATGTGCTTGTGTTGTTTTGAACACGCTATCGGGCTCCAACGTTTGGTTCATTTGATCTTCCAGGCCGGCCAGCGATTCATTTACATTTGTGACATCTAGTTCGGAATCTCGCGACGCGCCATCCGCCTCATCCGCCCCCATGTCTTCTTCTTCGCCGTCACTATCCGTCTGTTCGATGCTTTCGGGTATTGCGTTTACTTTGTGTTCCGGTGGCTCGGGGGTGTGCGGCGGCAGGCAAAAATTGCCGTTCGTTTTGATCCACAACACCTGCGCGTCGTCAACCGCTTGTTTGCCCACTTGCCTGTACTCACCCCAGTCCGCCGGACACGCGTAATATTTAACAGGCATTACTTGTTGCTTCAACTCGTCCAGAATCAAATAGTACTCGGCCGCAACACCAAGATTACCAAACCTGTTCCTCACTCTGTTCATTTTGAGGACTTGTTCCGGCGTTAATAGTGAATTTTCACGGTAGTTTCGTGACGCTCCTCGACCGACAGCATCATCCAGCAATGGTGTTGTTGTCTGTACATAACGTCGCCTCATGGTTTAATCTTTAATATATACACAGGAGAAAAAGTTTATTCACTCATTTTTAAATTTAGCGAAACATCCGTATGCGCCGTCGAAAAGGCGTGGCTGTTTGGAGAGACGCTAAACTCCGGTTGAGGTTGATGCCCGGATGATGATGATGTCGCGGCTAGCGGTAATACCTTGAAGCGAATGGTAGAATCTTCGAGTCCACCACCACCACCACCCGCAATTGTAGATGGCGGGGCGGGCCCACCTAGAACTTGGCCGGTGGTGCCGTTTTCTTTGACCGCGAACATGTCGATCATGATATCGGATGAAATACCGGCGATGGTGAAGCCGATCGCGTAATTAAGGAAAACCTTTTGGATCGCGCGCCACATTATCGATTCTTTCGTGTCCGCGGGCAGCTGCAGCGTTGGAACAACAAATGCGACGCAAAACAATAGTGCGTACATGATTATGTAATTCACCGTTGTGTTCTTTCGACTTCCCAACAACAAACTCCCCATGGCAAAGGCCGCCGAGATGATCGCGCCAGTGTCGGCGTTCAGGTCCGACTGTTGAAACATGGCCGACGCCTTGTTAGACTTGCCCGTTGTGGTGGTGTTGAAACATGACACGTAGTTCAGTTCGGTCATACTAATCAAAATGGGCCAGAAGAACCCTATGATGAGCTTCGGGTTTTCAAACAGTTGTCGTAACCCGATGGTTAAATCAAAAACGATGGGCCACATGAGAACGCTGGATGCTAGCACACCGTTATAAATGAGACGCATATGTTCGTCTTGTTTCTCGTTGCTTCCTTTCGGGTCTTTCAGCATCCACACCGTGGAGAAACAAATTAACAGCACAAATCCAAAGCAGATTATGTCAACAATACCAAACACTTCATTGTGTGCCATGTGTGTGGGTGTGTGCGTTTTATTTTATGTATATACCTACATTTTCAATTAAGTTAAGTAGGTAGTGTCACGCTATGTGACGGGGTGGCATCTTTTGCTTTGTTGTATGACACCATCGAAAGACACCATCGAAAGACACCATCGAAAGACACAAGTTGTAATAAAAAAAACCCTTTATAAAACTAAACAATACCTAACCATGTCTTCGCTCGACGCCGCGTACAACGCCGAAAATGCTCCAAGTAGAAACGTGCGTTATCAGCCCAGGTTAACACGCATTGACGACGACTTTGAACGCGAGGATGTTAACAGATTGGCCCGAACCTCAACCCTGTGCCCCTTTGACGGCAACATGAAGTGTGACACGGGGTGCATGGCTTGCGACGAGAGTGTCCGGTGCTGCAGCATTGGCGACACGTGCCAGGTGAGCATGGAGGCGCAGACACCGTGTCTGTTCGCTAGCTACATGTCTACTTGCATGATGTGCGACAATGAACGAGGGGAGCCAACGCTGGTGAGTGCGAAACCCGGTGACACGTGCAAGGCGACAACTTTTTGTACCGCGTTCGAACCCATCCACCAGGAGAAGCAGAGTAGTACGTTTTTGGTGGGCTCGCGCGGCACTTCCCTCAGCCAGTACAACCCCGCCGTAAACACAGCGGCGAAAAAACAATTATCGTTTCAACAGCGCGTGCAGCAACAACTGTTCAACGCGTACTCATCATAGACCTACTAGCCTTAGATGTACAAGCCGGAGCCGACTACCCACGGCGTGTTGGGTACCAGTTTCACATACGCCAGTTTTTTTACACACTGGTTAGTTACCGGGTCCGGCCACAGGTACTCCACGTAGCCGCCGCCTGCTTGCGCCCGATCAAGTACCATCTTTACCACCTTGTTACCATCCGTGTCCGTGTAATTCATCGTGTTCAAACCGGGGCGAGACCCGTTCTTGCTCGCCAACGACGTGGAACCGCCGTTGACAACCTGGTTGCCGCTCATATCAATGATAAACACGTAAACTTTTTGGTCGTTTAGAAGGTGTATGTGTTCGACGGCGTTAAGTACGGCATAGAGTGCAGGACACGTCTGTGCATTAATTATCGCGCCTTTGGTAGTGTCTGGAACGGTGGCGCACTGCAAGGCGATCTCGGAGATGAGTAGCGCTAGCGCGTTCACATTGTGTTCCAAACTAAGCTTTTTGTCCAGTATGCTGGAGATGTGTGTCGCATTTTTATAGAACAACCAAAAGAGAATACTTAGAACGATAATGGAGATGGAGATGACAAAAGCATGTAAACTAACTTGTATTTTTGCGGGCATGTCTCGTGTTATTTACTAACATGCACACAAAAAAACTCCGTAATTCGCCGTGCCAAGGCCTGCACCGGTCGCATGTGTCGTAGGTGCATGCATACTACCAGTGGGGATTGAACCCACGCGGATTTTAAAATCCAGAAGATCTTAAGTCTTCCCCCTTTGACCACTCGGGCATAGTAGTCGCGCACCATAAAATAAACAAAGCGGTATCCATCATCCCACCATATTATGCTCCATGTACAAATTTCCAGGCAACGCGTTTTTATTTAAACAATAGAGAAAGTAGCAATACCTAAACCACTCTGGAAAGAGCCGTCGAACTTCTCGCGCGCTACCCATATGCTGCCCCATTCCGCGGAGTCGTGCGGTTGCAGCTGCAACGTTGCATTCATGTTGTTACCACCGATACTGTCCGTGGCACTCGTGCGCGACAGCCGGGTCCATGTAAACGATCCCATTTCTTCATATCGTGGCTGATGCTGCAGATCCGTCACCGCGAACAGATACATGCACCCGTCGGAAAAGTGCATTGTGTAGCGACAACCCGGTAAGATGCCGCGAGACGCCGCCTCGGAGGATGTCTGCGTAAACAGGCCACTCGCCACTTTGTTGTTTATTTTAAAGGGCAGCATGTCGGTGCATTTGGTAACATCCCAACTCCAACTGGTAAAACAGTTTTTGTTGTCCTTATCGGACCATGCACTTTCACGCAAACAGGCCGACTCCGAACCGTTGGCTGTAAAACTATTAAACACCTGCGGGTTTTCAACGCCATCAATAATAAACAACTCGGGGCGAAGAAAGAATTGGTTGCTCATGTCGTTTTTATTTATACATAGAGTTTATATTTCATCGCCGCAACTAATCGAATCTAATCTTCTCGCGTCAACACCCCGCGTCAACACCCGCGTCAACGCCCGCGTCAACGCCCGCCGCGTCAACACCCGCGTCAACGCCCGCCGCGTCAACACCCGCGTCAACGCCCGCCGCGTCAACACCCGCGTCAACACCCGCGTCAACACCCGCGTCAACACCCGCGTCAACGCCCGCGCTAATGCTGCTTGCGCTCAGTGCTGGTGAAGCCCCTGTGTCGCTTTTAACTTTGCACGGCGAAACCACTGCGGTCGCCGCAACACCACCTGTGCTCCGGTCGCTCGTGTCAAGAACGTGCGCCAGTGGCGGCGTGTACGCACTGTCTTGTTTTTTGTCAATGAGTTGGGGTGTGTGGGGGCGTCGCATTCTCGGTCTTTTCAAATCCATTTCGCGCTCTTCAGGCGTCGACACGCGAGCGGGCAAGAAGACAACTGGAGCCGGCGACCGAAAAACCCTTTTGGTGTATTTTTTTAGTGTCGTGTACGTGGAACACACAAAAAGCTTAGTAACCAAGTACACAATTTTCGAACCCAACAGACAGCGCGCAGGGCCTATCACGTAAAAAAGAGCGCCCAAGAAGGCAGAACAAACAACGAGCGTTGAAGTCTCCATAGGTCGTTTGAAAGTTTATGTAAAAAAAAACAAGTTTATGAGAAGAATCAGAACGATGTGAAAAAAAAATAATTCGGTCACGCGGTGCTCCCTTACCGTTCATAAATCCATCGATGTCGTTTTTTGACATTGACACAGATCTAGAACAGTTAATGCACGCGTCATCAGTGACACCAATCAAGCGCAAACTGGTGCATGATGCGCCCACCGCAAACAACACAAACACAACAGGCGTCATCGAGCCGTTATCGCAGCCAACATCCACGCGCATTACTACTACTACTAGCTCTACTACCGCCCAGCCAGCCGCTTCGTGTGAGCCCGCGACACACGACGCACCCCCGCGGGCGTTGGTCGTGCCTAAACGGCGACGCGGCCGCCAGATCGACTGGGAGATCACCATTCTAACGCCGCAAACATTCAAGACGTTTCTGTTCATCATCTACCGTGTCCTGGTCCACTGTCCGTTCCAGCTGTTGAAAACGGAGACCTTTACGGGCTTGCGAGTTGACTCCATGGATGCGACGATGGTGTGCATGATCAAAGCAAGTTATGAGTGCGAGATCGAGACGTATGTGGACCTCGCCATGGAGAGTTTCACAATAACAACAGAGACCTTCAGCACGCTGTTAAAAGATGTACAAACCGGCCATATCCTGACACTGACACGCTATTCCGACTCAGCCGATCTCACAGTGAACTCGTACGCCCGGGACGACCGGAGCAATCAGTCCACGTGCACTCTCGCCATTCTCGACGAAGAGTGCACGTCACAGGAGCTGCGCATGCCCGACATTACCTACAACTACATGGTGGAAATGGAGTTGTCCAAGCTTAAGAGTTACTGTAAGATTGCGCACGAGATCAACAGCTCGCACATGGAGTTCCGCATCGACGAACCCGTCCACGCGGGGAGCGAAGCCACCACGGAGCTGTTTTTTACGGTCGGCGCCTCCAGTGAAGTCGCTACGTACAAAAAGGTGCACTACAGCACCACGCGCAGTGAAGTCGGCAGCGCCAGTGTTCAGTTCTACATCAAGTCTGTCAGTTCGGAAAACGACGAGGAAATGGACGGCGGCGCCAACACCAAACGCATGCAGCAAGAAGACGAGCCGGAGCGCGTCAACAAGTACAACGAGATTTTCTCGACCAACTACCTTAATTTGGTGCTCAAAAGCATGGACAGACAGACGGTGCAACTGTACATGTCCAAATCGCTGCCGCTCGTCATCAAGTACAGTTTGGGCAACGACCAGTCGCACATCCAAGTCATCCTGGCGCCGCGTCTGCGAGAAGAAGATACGTAAGTTCGCAAATAATAACTACAAGTAATCTTGCTAACAAACATCGCTTATTAAAATAAATACCATAAATCTTCTCCCCCCCCCCCCCTGCATAAAAAGAGATAGAAAATAGAATAGACCATTTTATTTTTTTAAATTTAAATATTAAACACACACACACTCCACAACCCCGTCACAACTTTTCCGTTCTGTCTTTTCGTGCACCACTCAATGAGCAACAAGGATAGTACTCTCGTCTTTTTTAACTGGATGAACAATCACCGGGTGGACAGCCCCAGCGACTCGACACACTTTAGCTACGCGGGGGGCAAATATCTCGTGCCTGATGCAGACCACGACACATTTTTACGCCTGTACGCCAGGGAGCTGCAGTGTAACGAGAACAAAAAGTGCAACCGCTTGTTTCTGATCGAGAAGAAGACGCCTGTGTTTCGGATGCATTTCGATCTCGACATGATTCAAGAGACGGCGGTCACGCAGTCAGACGCGGCGGAGTTGGCCAAGCTTTTTTGTTCGGTCTTTGCCACCTACTATCCGGGGGTGAGCGCGGAGACCTTTGTGTGTTACGTACTCGCGGCGCCCGTGATGGATAAGCGCGGCTGGCCCGACAGCACCGGCAACGCTCCCATGGTGTTGAAATCCGGCTTCCACTTTATGTGGCCCCACTTGCTCGTCAACCAGCAGCAGTCTTTGTACCTGCGCGAGGGCTGTATTTACGCCGCCAAGTTAAAGTTTGGGGAGCGGGTGGCGCCGGCGAACCCCTACGCTGACGCGATCGACGAGACTGTTCTGCGCAAGAACGGCCTCCGCATCGTGGGCAGCGACAAGCTGGAGCAGTGTAGTTTGTGTGGTGGCGGCGCTCAGCGCTCGTCGGGTAAGTGCGACTTGTGTGCCGGCGCCCGAAAGGTCCCTGAGAACCGCGTCTACATGCCGGTCTTTGTGATCAACGCAGCACAGCAGTTGGATGCGCACCTCCTTGCTCGCGTGCTCAACCAGGACGACTACTTTGACCGCGTGAACCTGTGCACTGTACGCTCGTGTGTGGGCGTCAAGACCGCGGGCTTTGCTGTTCCCGAGTTCGCAGCGATCCCCGCGCCTCTGCCTTCCGATTCCAAGGCGGTGCGCGCTCCCGTTACATCCGAGGACCGCGAGTCGGCGCGCTCAAAGAGCATGACTGCGCGAGCCCTCACCGCTGGCGACTCGGAAGAGATTGACCCCGGCAGCCAGTTGTTCTCCATGGTGAATGAGTTCATACACGACACCCAACGCATGGGCGGCGACCAGTGGGAGTTTGTCGTTCTCAAGAAGTTGTTTCTGCTCAAAACGTACAACCGGTACCTCGCCAAGGTGTCGGGTGGCGGTGCTCACTTTTGCACCAACGTGGGCCGCCAGCACAACTCCAGTTCGATTTACTTTATCATCAACTCAAACGGCTTGACGCAGCGCTGTTTCAGCAAGAAACAAGCGGTCGGTGGCAAGGTGCCGTGCCAACAGTATGTGTCGCCCATTATTGCACTACCGTTGATGTTGAAAATGGCGCTGTTCGCGATGGAAGAGGCGTTCAAGGATGAAGACGTTGTAACGCCCGTGAATGGGTATGTGGACACCGCCAAACAGATGTATGCCGTGGAGGCGACGCGCAAGCTGCTTGCTATTGAAAAGAAACGAAAGCTCGCGCCTGTCGTCGAGGTCAAACCACCGCAGGCGAAAACAGGGTCGTCCCGGCAGTACGATCTGTGCGGCGATTTTTCGTCCCGCGAAATCAACCAGATGAAGTGCCGGGACCTCATCGACCACGACCGGCGGAAACTGCAGGAGATGCACAAGACGGTGCAAGAAGTGCAGGCGCAGTCCTTCGTCAAGTGCGCCGCGCCCACGCTCGACAAACCCAGCGCGCGCAAAAAGCGCACCAAAGCCACAAAGTAACACTTAGTGTCACCAGTACAATAGTCGCGATACCATTTCATTCTACAATACATTCTTCTAACCACACGACGCTACTCGTTTGTCTCTTCTAATTCTTCCAATAACTTATCGTTCGCGTTATTAACATGCTGAAAAAACTCTTTAGCCCGCGGATCGTTCCTGTTTTTATCCGGGTGTACCTGTAACGCACAGTTGCGATAATTCTTCTTAATCGCTGCACCTGTAGGTGTCGCATCTTGATCAAAACACAGCGTGTTCAGGGCGGCTTCTCGCGACCTCCCGCTTTCATCCGAACCCCTGCAACACATTTTTTTGTTCTGTACGTCCATTCCCATTCTCTGTGTGAAATCTCGTACTGGAGATGTTTGGCGAGCGGACGGCGACCTGTGGTGGACGGACGGGGACCTGTGGTGGACGGACGGCGTCTTGCGGTGAGCGGACGGGGACTTGCGGTGGACGGACGGCGTCTTGCGGTGAGCGGACGGGGTCTTGCGGTGAGCGGACGGGGTCTTGCGGTGAGCGGACCGGTGTGATGTGGTTTTGGTTTTTTTTCGGCTGGGGCGGTTGTGTGCTTGACACTCACCTTGTCTGTTTTTCCGGAAACCATTTTTGCATCGCTTGGTTGATTTGGTTTGTTTTCTGCGTGAGGTAGTTGATTCACACTTGCCTGATTGTCTGTTTTTACGAGAACCTGGGGCGCATCGTTTTTGTGGTGACATGTTGTTGTATTTTACTTTTAAAACTAAACCAAGATTTTAATTGACTGCTATGCTAAAGTTTTGCTCCGCTAATTAATATCCCAGTCGAATTCCCCGGGTGTGTTTCTGTATGACTGGTCTGCAGCGATGTAGTAGCCATCACAGCGGACGTGTCTGTTGGAGAAGCATCCGACGCATGGGCGACGTGTGTGTGGTTTCAAGTCCAATGTTGGTATCTGTGGTTGTTGTGAGCTAATCAGTATCCCAGTCAAATTTTACGTGATATGGTTGAGGCCTATCCGTTTCGGTATAACTTGTATTGGACGCGTTTGTCGGAGATGACGCATCGACATCGGTTATAATGCCGTTAGTTAGCATGTTTCTAAACTGTGTCTGTAGGTAATTGTAATCGGGCCGTTCATCAAATTTAAGTTGTCGCACATGCAGGAAATAATTGGTGAACGCTTCGGGCAATCCGGCAACTAAATCCAGACTGGTGTGCGCCGTACTCATTTTGATCTCCATCATTCTCTGGTATTTCAGTTGATCTCGAACTTTCTTTTTAATGTTTTGCCATGGTAACACGCCCTTTAGAAAATAAACAAGCACGTACCCTAAACTCTCCAAGTCGTCCCGCCGGCTTTGTTCTCGCCCTTTGTGATTGTTAACACTGGCGTAACGCGCCGTGCCTGTGAGGTGTTTGTCATCGCGGAACTTGATGTGCTCATTGGTTTCCGGGTTCATGTAACACTTCGATAGTCCAAAGTCGATGATATAAATTTGGTTGTTGTTACCGTTGCTGCCGATGACGAAATTATCTGGTTTAATATCGCGGTGCAGAAAACCGCCGTCGTGTACCTGTTCGATGAGGTGCAGCATTTTGTCGCCGAGTAGCAAAACGGTCTGCAGCGAAAACCGGCGATTGCACTGGTTAAACAACGATTCCAAATTGGGGCCCAGGCGCTGCATCACCATGACATTGTAGTTACCTTCTTGTCCGATGTGAAACACGCGCGGCACCCCCTGTTTGCTGGCCAGCTTGTTGTACACGCGCGCCTCATAAATAAGCTGCGGGTACTCGGCGTCCATACGCTCCAGTTTCACCGCCACGGCGTCGCCGCTCTCCACATCTATGCCGCTGTAGATTTCGCCGAACGCACCTGCACCTAGCTGCTTCTCTAGCTTAAAGCGGCGACGACCCGAAACATGTAGTGTCATGCCTTTTTTATCTTCGTTTATTTTCTTAGTATATTTAAAATAAGTTGTAAATTTTAACGTAATCAACCACGTCAAGTCAAGTCCAGCCACGTCACGTCAAGTCCAGCCACGTCAAGTCAAGTCCAGCCACGTCACACAGCCATTTGTGCGTACGTGTGTGTCTTGCGCACACATCACGTACACGATTGTTTCTGAATACTGCTAACCTCCGCCATGATTTTCTGTAAATCTTGAATGGTCATCATCGTGCTCGGCGGCATTCTCGGCGGCATTACCGTGCTCGACACCGCACTTGGCGTGAGTATGGGCGGTCCATCCGGCGCGAAGTACGACTCATAATGATCCGAATAGTCTCGAGCGACATTGTGGCTGGCTGGCGGGGAGGCGGGGGGACAGTACGGCGGGGAGACTGGCGGCGTCACTGGACAGTACGGCGGGGAGACGGGCGGAGTCAGCGGACAGTACGGAGGGGAGACTTGCGG